TTGCGATAGATTGTGATGTTTGAGTGATAACCTTAACTGGCAAAGGGAAGTCATTAAGAAAGTCTATCCCGCCACGAATATTGCCGATAAACGGAAGGTCTAAACCAAAAGTCGAATGGTCGTGATCAACCATTACACCATTAATGGTAACTTGTTTAGGCTGAATAACCGCATGGTCAGCAATGGCAGCCCCTGATTCAATCGGGTTTTCTGTAATAGATAAATCCGACTGATGGTCTTCTGTTGTGACCACATCAAAGATAATTTTGCCAATCTTGCGATTGGATACTTGAGCAAAATTTAACATAGAGGCTACCCCACAACAGGTGAAAGTTGATTATTGATCGCTCGAGCCGATTGGTCTGCCACTGCTTTTGGATTGTCCGTACCTTGGATATTTTGCGTAATGGTGATTTTGTTATTGCTGTTCTTTTGGCTATTGTCTGTCATGGCACCATTTGTTGTTGCACCTGCCGCTGCAACTTGTGGTGCAGAAGCATAAGATGGATCAAACATCATCGTGTCATAGGCTTTCGTATTTTGACTTGCCGTACCTACCTTTTCGCCACTATCACTAAACCACCCTTTTATTGTATCAACAATCGGTCCGATATATTGGTCGTAATAGCCCTTAACCCAATCAAATGCACTTTGGAATGGCTTTTTAATCCAGTCTGTAACTTGAGCAAACTTGGTCTCGATAACATCCAAATCTAACTGTTCGCCAGTAAATAAATTCCACAAACCACCAACAAGCGCGAGCCCAAGTTTAAATGGTAACTCAAGCATATCTGTGATGAGGGATAATGTTGCACCAATTGGATCGACACTAAAGTTATCAACAAAATCTTTCCACGTGGATTTTACCCATAAAAGTGCGCTCTTAAATGGCTTCCAAAATTCACCTAATGCACTTTCACCACCTTCAAGATAAGTGATAAAGTCATCAAAAAGTAAAAATATAACAGAAAATATAGCAATCCATTGAGTAAGTGGATTAGACATAAACGCTAACAATATCCGACGACTTAACCATAATAAAACCCCGCCTAGTGCGATTAATACCGTTTTCCAACCAACGGTATATTCAACAACATTATCGATGGCTGCGGCTAACTCAAACAAGAATGAAAGAATTTTGCCAAAGCCGTTGAGTGTGACCTTGATAAACTCATTATTCTCAGTGAACCATTTTGTAAATCGCTCAGCTAATCGCTGAATGGATGGCGCAACACGGAGTGATACATATTCGCCAATAGCTGTAAATGCCTGAGAAACCTGCGTCAATGCATCTTTAAAAGCGGCGGCAGTTTCTGCATTTTCAGCATTACCTACGCCAAGTGTGAGCGCACTTGCAAGGGCGATTTGTTCTTTCAGCTCATCATTACCAAGACGCAAGGTTTGAATCATCGAACCATCAATACCAAGCTTAGCAAGCATCGCAATTTGCTCTTGCTCGCCCATGGCTTTCATCTTGTCCGAGATTTCACCTAGCATTTCGCTTGAGGTTTTAACATCTCCATTCGCTTTTTTGGCGCTTAGTCCATATTGCTCAAATGATTTCGCTCCTCGCCCGATACCTGTTGCCGCCTCACCTATAACACGAGACAACCCTTCAATAGACGATTGGGCAGCCTGTGCGGATGAGCCATTGACCTCTGCAACCTTGCCTAAGTTGTAAATTTGGTCAGCTGATTCGCCCGTGACAGCTGAGAGTTGTTTAATTTCATCAAGCGCATCAAGATTAGCATCAACAAAATTCTTCACCCCGATTGTGGCAGCATAGAAAGCCGCACCAAATGCCGCAACTTTAAGTGTGGTTTTATTGATGCTAATGCCAAGCAATTCGAATTTATTCAATAATCCGACTGCGCCATATTGGGTCGCCCATAAGTCAATGATATTGTCAGATAAATTTTCTGTGCTTTTGGCGTTATCTTCTACTGCTTTTGTATCTTTTTCGGTAGCATCGGTTTTTTGCTCAATTGCAGATTTGAGTTTGCCAATAACTTTCTCAACCTGCTCCACACTTAATCCCGCTTCTTGTAACTCCTTCGAGAGCTGTTCGGTGTTTTGAAGAAAGCTCTCACCAAACTCAGATAAGAGCTTATCCCCCTCGATAAGTTTCTGCACCCACGCATCTAAGGCTTCATCTTCAGAAAGATTTTCTGTTTCGTCTTGTAGTTTCTCAAGCGATGCAAAAAACTCGCTGAACTCAGGCATGTCTTTGACTTGCTCGGTTGCTTTATTCGTAGCCTCTTCTAGCGCTTGACCAAAGGCTCCTAAACTTTCTGCTGCATCTTCAGTGCCGTCTCCAATTACATTGAGGAATTGCTCAAACTGTTGCATTGCTTGGCTATCCGCATCAATGCCGATTTTAATCAGTAGTTCATCGAGTAGCATTACGTTGCTCCATTTGATTTAATTCAACAATGACTTCATGGAAAGATAAAAGGTCGGCTAACGAATAAACCGACCTTAATTCGTATAGTGAACAAAAGTTTTTTACAATGGGCGTAAAAATAAACCAGTCAACTTTGCTGTCTGACTGGCTTATTTCTTCGCTTTTAGATTGGCTTGAATATTGCTCAGCAATCCGCCCCCACCGATAAAAAAATCAGCAAATTGATACATCAACCCTTCTTTTAATACTGGGATTAAATGCCCACGGTGTTGGTTAAAATGGCTATCAAAGCGTTCAGACAGTCGGTATAGTTTGCCATCTTGCTCACATGAGGTATGTTTAAGCACGATATCCTCAAGCTCTTTAATGCTTGGGTCGCCTAAATTCGCCAACACGGTAGTTAATACGCTTGCACCGAGCTTTTTATTGTTACCTAATGATGATAAATCGACTGATTGCAATAATTTCATTGCATTTTTGAGTGCAGCCCATGCTGTCATCGCATTAGCTGGCGTCATCGTATAAGTGACATTTTCAATATTGATTTGTTTACTTTCCATTATTGAACACCTTTTTCAAGATTCATCGTCATTTTCTCAAACACAATCGTCCAGGTTGTTGCATTGTGTCCATTTCCGCGCACGTAAGGCGCAGGCGTGGTAAAATACCCTTTGCTTGCCGTGACAACATCATCATTGATTAAGTCGCGGATAGCGAGTGTCATTGGTAAATAGGTTTTAATACTGGTTTTTTGTTGATTAAACAACTTAGATAAATAGACGTTATCCTCAGAATGCTGTTTAATTTTCAGGGTTAATTTGCCTGATTGGTCAGGGTTTGCGATAAATACGCCTGTGCCATTTGCACCAATAACCATTTGCCCTGCATCAACTTGGTTGGTCGCATTAATCACATCTGAGCCGTCTGCCCAGTCACTTATTTCTTTGCCGTCTAATAACACGACAACTTGTTTTGGATCGAAAACTGCCATTGTTTTTCCTCTAGTAGAATAAAGCCAAGAATTTCTCCTTGGCTTTTGAATTATCGGTTATAGTTAACAATCACATCGCTTGAATGGATTGCGCCGGCTAATTTCACTGCGGTTTGAATTGGTGTCGCACGGCGTTGCTCACGGTCGCTATCAGATAGCGTATCCATTGGTGCTGCCCATACATAGTAACCCTTTTCAAGATAATCACCTGTCGTCAAGTTACCAAAGCTATCGCCCGTCCATTGACCTGGTGCGAAAGCACCATTGTTTACACCCTCTAAACAAACTTTCTCCACGGCAGCAATTAATACCGCTTGGCCTTTGTCTGTTAATGGGATTTTGGTCGGTGATTTATACAATCGAGCAAATACCTCTTTTTGCACAGCATCGGTAAACCAGTCTAAGATAACGATTTCATCCGCAAATTTACCGCTCATCACTGTACCTTCAGCAATCATTGCCACATCATCAAAATAGGTGTACACATTGATGCCTAAGCGTTTAGCCTTGGAGAACTCCGTTGCCGTAATTTCATCTGCCGTAATAGTTGGTTGTTGCTTGAATTTAAGCGTTAAGGTTGAATTGTTTGCCGCAAAGTTCGTTGATAATAAACGAGCCAATGCAGAAGATGCTGGGTACATATCGTTTTTATCGAACATCGCTAATGTGTGATCTAAACCTGCATCATATAATTTCTTATAGATGTTATCAGCAGACCATTCAAGCTGTTCAACGCGAATAACATTCGCACCAAACATTTTGGTATTAGCTTGTGCGTATTTTGCAGCAGATTCCACTTCACCATCAGTAAGCTGTGCAGCAAACGTAAAGCCATACCACGCATTATTCACTTCGGCTACGTTAAATAATGCCTCTGCAACGGTTTCTTTTTTCAAAGAAATTGATGCCTTACCTACTTTTCGGCTTGCTTGGCCATCTTCTAATTTAAGCAATGAGCCAATATACTCACCGTCACCGCCACCATTAAAGGCGTAATGGATTTCGGTCGCTTTATCTTCTCCAGCGTTGTTAGAAGTGATGATAAAACGTTGTCCTACGCTATCGTAAGAGATAGATAAAGATGAAGGAAGCGCGGTCAATTTTGCTTGGATTTTGGTTGCAATCGCATTGAAATCTGATGCGTCAGCAAAAGATAGTCCATTTACTTTCTTGGTTTCAGTGCCAATAGTCAGGGTGAATCGACCATTTACAACCGTTTTAAAACGCTCTAAATCATCCGATAAGGTTGCACCGCTTAATGTGTTTTTGGTTGCATCAATGGTTGCGGGTTCTTTTTGCCAACGCGCAATAATTAATTGTTTTGCACGAGGGCTTTGAGCAAAAAATGGCTGTGCCGCTTTCGCTGTTTCTGAATTGGTGCCGAATAACTGCTCTACATCACGTTGATTTTCGACATAAACATAACGCGTAGTCGCATCAGCAAATGCTTGTCCTGCCTCTGGCGTGAACAATGCCACGATACCGAATGATTTACGCGCGGCAGATTTAGGCACAGTATTTAACTGCACATTGACAATCTGCGAGATAGATAATGCCATAAGGCTATCCTCCTATTTGTTGAATTAAATGGTTTGTGCGTTGTTCAACGTTTTCTATCGGATCTAGAGGTGTATCAACAATGTGATGATGGCTAAATACAACATCAAACTGCCCTCGTTCTTCATAATCCGCCCCGACGGTAGCCGTTAAATTGCGGACATCTGAGAAACGAATTACGCCCCAGTGATTCGATTTGAGAAAGGAAAGAAACGCTGAACTTTGGAAAATGGCTTTTAGCTTGTAACACTGCGCAAGGGAATGTCGACCGAAACAAGAGACACTCACTGTGCTTTGCATTGTCTGGGTGATACGCTCACGCTTGCCGTCAAATTCTCTCGTGGCCTGCCCGATTTCATTGCTTGTCATCAAATCCACGGTAATAAAAGCAGGTAAAGGATTTTCAGGGAGCCAGCCACCAATAACAGCGCCATTAGGTAACTGTAAAGCCAGTTGAATCCACTTTCGCAGTTTGGCTGTGTCTAACGCCGATATTGTTGTGGTATCCATATTTTCCCCAATTTGCTACGGTTTTTATTTTGTAGGTTTCCCCCTCATAAATAACCAAATCACCTATTTTTAACGGCTTAATGGTGTAGATTTTTATTGAGGGAATAAAACGCTCACCTTCTGGCAATAACAACACATCATTAGGAGAGGTTGGCATAACAATGGCAGTCACGCTTTCATCGGTATAACTCGCCCCAAACCCATCAGATGAATGCTCACCTTGCAGATGTTTTACAGTGACAATTTGGCTAAATTTACTATTTATAAAGCGAGGATATTGGTTGATTAAACTCATTTAACGATACCTTTTACAGAACCACGCAAGTGCCCATCCCATATGAGTGGGTTTTTCTTAATACTTTTGGGATCTAATGTAGCCCTAAGTTTTTTCCTACGTTTAGGGTCTTTAACATCCTTAAGTTTCCATGCTATTTTGGTTGAATCTGCATTTTCAATCCATTTACCACTTGCTATATTAAGCTTGACGTCACCTTCAGCCTTAATCGCTAACTCTTTATAAATTTGCGCAATGTCCATCCCTTCCTGAAAATACCGAACAAAAAGTGCGGTGTATTTCTTTTGGTTTTCTGAGAGCGTTTGGCGTAAAAAAGGACGCGGTTTAATATGTTCATTGCCAAGCTCCAACACGGCCGCCAAAGAGGCAAGATTAAAATTCTCAGCCCCCTCGACTGGCTTATCAAACTCAGCAGGAAATCCAACGTAAACCGCTTTGTCTTTATCAGCCCTCAATCGCTCAATCAATGCTTTTGCTTGCGCTAAATTCCCCGTAATTTGCACCGCCACTTACGCCCCCATTACCCCAATGCCAACCAATCTA